CACTGAAAGGATACATTTCGCATCCTTTCTATGTAATCATTAAGCGCGTCTAGATCAGGCTTCACCATTTTCTGTCGCCCTACCCCATACGATTTGCTTGTCTTGGAGCTTTGTCACCCAGTCAAAGAATGTGTCATCGCCCGTTAGGCTCTTGGCCGTTCTAACGCCTGCATGGCTCTCTCGCGTGTATCTGCGCACGTTTGGACGCTCCAGTACAATTAAACGGCTCTCCACGGTCAAACTGATTGTTGCAGTTTCGGCACTATCTTGGATAGTCATCTTATCCATAAAGCCGCTGAATACCTCAACGGTCTCTGTGCCAACGCCCCAATAGATAGTGACTAATCGACCCTGATATTCCTCAGTCAAAGCATAGGAAATTATTGTGCTATCTAGCCCGTTCAAAGTTAGCGTAGTGCCACGCGCAGATAGGTCTGACGCTTCCTCTAAGCCATCTATGGCAAGCAAGTTACCCGTCCCGGTGTAGGTGCTGCCATTAATCGTTTTGTTGCCGTAGCCCGTCCAGAAGCGCAAATTGGCGGTATCAAAGTCCAGATCGACCGCGTAGAAAACTTCAATCTCATCGCCATCAAGTGCTGTAAGTAATGCGCCGGGAACTGTTCTACTCATATCGCTTCAAACGCTCCAAATGTTAGGCCGTAAATGCTGGCTTCATTGACTGACCAATTTTGCTGATTGCTTGCCAGCCTAAACTTGCCAGTTGTGTTTAGTATATTAACACCCGCACTAGATTTAGACTCTCTTAACGCTGGCCATATTTCTATATCCTGAGCCGATCCTGTACCAGTGGCATCAACCAGAACCTTATGCAGTGAGCGATTGGCCGTGGTTCCGATCTGCATGTAATCGCCAGCGAGAAGGGTCTCACCCGAAGTGATAGTGACTGATATAGTTCTAGCTCCCGCGCTACCTGTAGCAGAATTAACATCATTATTAGTTGTTACAGTTCCGCGCGGAGCCGCTGCCGTAGGGTCACCGAGGTAAAAAGTGCCATATTGACCACGCAAGCTAATCAGGAAGGCAATCCATTGCTCCGCATCTGCACGCTTCATCGGCGGCAATGTAATGTCAGCTTGCCACATTTCGCCACTGTAAGCATGGGCCTGACCCGCAAACGTAAATGGTGATTGGCTATATGCCACTGCATTTACAGCCCTAAGCTCAATCGCGGCGATGCCCGTATGTGACGGCAAAGCTAAAGGGTAAGTGATAGCCATTATGCAAAAGCCCTTCCGTATGATCCACCGCGCCGTTTAGCGTCTGCAACCGCCGCTTTTGCGCTCTCGGCAATCTGTGGCATCAGTGACTTGATTTCAGTCCGTACAGTTTGTTGTACGCCAGTTGATACGTTAATATTCTGCACAACCGTTACACCGCCACCGCCAGACATATTGTCATTTGAAACGATAGAGCCACTCCGTGAAGGCACAAACAACTCTGGGCCTCTCTCACCCACGACATAAGGATTGCCTCGTTGTACGGGTCCGCCAATCGCCTTCATGGGTGTAGCGCCGAGAGAAGGAAATGCACTTGTTATTGCATTAGATATAAAGCCCGTAATTTGTTTGACTACAAATACCCGGTAAAGCTCTTTTATTATATCACCAGCCATTGCGCGGAAGGCCGATTTGGCGCTTTTTGTACCGTCAACCAATGACATGAAGGCATCGCCAAACTTGTCACCGATCATTCCAGCTACAGTTTGGACTTTGTTTCCTATTGTATCGGCTGCATCCTCTCCCTCACGCGCTACACGCTTGAAATATGAGAAAATATCAATCTTAATTAAGCCTTTTAAGTCATCTTGAAGTGCCTTATAGCTTTCATATGGCTTATCTAGTTTTTCACGCAATCTAGATTCTTGATCTATAAGGCTGCCAAACTCTCGATTAAGGTCTTTAAAAGCTGCATTCGAACTTTTCATAGCCTCTTCAAGATTATTTGTTGCAAAGTCTGTTCCCATAAAATCATTCATTAGGGACGCAAGGCTATCTATAGTTTCAGCAAAGCCCTCTTTCATGCCTCCTGTAAAGTTAAGCCATCTAAAACTAATCTCATTCACAAACAGTCCAAATTGAACTTTAAATAACTTCAATCTGTCTACAGATCGGGAAAATGCCTCTTTAACCATTGCTGGTATATTAGAAACAACTACAGCAAAAGTATTTATGCCGTTAACAAGGCCATTGAGCGCAGCCATTGCACCAGTCTTTAATAAAGAAAATCCTTTCTTAACCAGATCAATCGCTGGTCGCACAAAGTCAATCAGGGGCTTGAAAGCCACCTTCATATCTGAGCCAAACCGCTTGAAGTCAAATGACAGCTTTGTTGAATTGTCACCCATCAATGCCAAAGCACCGCCCACAGCAATCAACGCACCTAATATCATGCCTTTAGGGCCAAAGATCGACGCAAGCTGCGGACCCTGCATGGTCATAATACGCAAGGCGCTAGTGCCCATTGATGCCTGAACTGCCATATCCTGAAACTGGAGGGAGGCCATGCCTAGACCACGGGTCATGCCCTTGTTAGCACGGGCGAGGTTGTGCATCCCTTTGGCTTGCCTATTGAGATTGGCAGTAGATTTTTGCATGGTCTGGTCAAGTGAACCAAGCTGCGTCTGAACCTTTTTCATTTCAGGCACAGCATTGCCAACAGCGTTCATTTGGAAAGTTAGCTTCTCAGTCGCCATTGTCTTTTTGCTCCGACTTGATCCTGAAATATGCGACCCATTCGTTATATTCTGAAAGGCTGATTTGCTCTATTTCACCTATGGTTTTTCCAAGCAACTCAGCTAACGAAATCAGATTATATCTAAACGGGTCGCACCTTAGTTTTTTTCGTGTTCCTCAACAGTTACACTTTCAAGGATTGAGCCAAATACCTTAGCGATTAGGTTTATTGGCTCACCCATCAAGATCGGCTTATCCTCAAGAGTGAACACTGATTCACCAGCATCGCTTTCACACTTTCGAATAATCATATCAATCATAGCCGACATTGTAGGGTTGTTGATAAAATCCTTATGTTTACGTTGGATTTGCTCCATGTCACGCGCCGAAACTGTTGTGAAATAGAGGCGAAGTGGCTGATCTCCTTCGCCCCATTCTTCCACATCCAGAAAACCCCGTTGCTCTTCCGCCCGTTTTGCTGCAATGCGTTTCGCTAATGACATATTAGGCCACCGTCGTTTCCGTTAGTGCGCCGGAACCTTGGATAGTTAACGAGGCCTCTACCAAGCCATCAAATGATGAATTGATTGTGCGACCAGTGACAATGGCAGAACCGCCATAGTATGTGTCACCAGATGTTGCACCTTCCGGGTAAAAGTTAAGCGTGACCTCAGAACCAACTGTCAAAGCACCTTGACCGCTTGTGTCTGTCTCGTCCCAGAAAACATCAACGGAACCCGTAAAGTTTTTGAGTGAGGGCGAGTATGTGCGAGAGGTGTCGCCCATAGCCGTCGTTTCTAGTGTGTCCGCTGTTTCTTCAATGCTGAAGGTACGGATTTCTGCAATTACAGTGTCCGAACCAGCCGTTCCAACTTTGACGGTTCCTTCACTTCCTGTATGTGTCGCCATTTCAAAACTCCTACTTGGCTAATTCTACGTCACCGATAGCAGTAACATATCTTATTGAGTATGTCAGCTTAGCTATACCAAGTATTTGGTCAGCATCACCGTCAAACTGTATTTCAGTTGATGTTAATACGCTAAACTTAGCAAGACCATTAATCGTAAAATCCCCGGCTAATGATTCCTCAACTTGAACGGCTATCGCGTCCACATCATCATCAAACTTACTTGTTTCGCGGACGTAGATGTCTACGTCTAGCGTAAGTTCGCGAATAATGTCAGTTACGCCTAAATTCATGCGCTCACTGGATTCAGAGCCAGTATAAACGCTAATTGCAGGCAAATTAGTATCATTTAACGGATGCACTCGCGTTGTGAAAACACGTCGCTTAACCAAGCTGACATCCGACTTTAGTTTCTCGGCTACACGGTCCCTTATTTGCTTACGAACATGCGCCATCTATTGTTTTTCCAACTGCAATGTTGTTACGCCCGTTCCATCGTGCAACCAAGCCACAACTCTATATTCAACGCTGCTCACAATGATAACATCATCTTCAGCAATATAAGGAACATCCGCCGTGCGACAAGTGAAGCGCGGTTGCTCTTGATGCACCGATGCAATGCCGCCAGCATTAACCGGGACAGTTTCGTTGTCAAATATACCTGTGATGGAAGTGTCGCCCAAGCCGAGTTTACGCCGATAAGATACGCTAGACGCAAATTCATCTACGTCTAATATAGCATTTAGGTCATCGGCAAATGGAATAGCCATTATTCACCTTCATCAATTTCTTGCGGTTGATCTTCAATTTCGTCATATTCCTCTGCATAACCACGCGCAATAAGTTTTGCTGCAATAGCGTCATGCACCTCATGAACAGTGCCTTGACCCGCTGTAATGTCGCCCCAACGCGCCAGTTTTAGCAAAGTTATCTTCATTTCTTAGCTCTTGTCGATTTGGGCGCTGCCGCACGATCTTTTGGTGCCGCAGTCGGCTTAGGTTCTGGTGCGGGGGCTATACGACCGTATGAAGTCAATGAAGCTGCCTCATCCGCAGATAATTCTATAATTTCACCAGCGTTTCTTGATGCGCCTGATGCAACGCAAGATTTTAAGATAATATATTTCATTTTTGACCCCCCGTTAGGAGGGGCGGCCTTTGAGCCGCCCCAAGTAAGCATTATGCGCCGTCGTTATTAAGTGCGAAGCTCACCGCGTGACGTACTGCTACGTCAACAGTTTGCAATGCAACAATACGAACCGTGCCTGATGTTGCCGCTGTAAATGGATCAACTGTGATGTCGAGTCCGCCATACATACCAATCAACAAGTCAGCAAAGTTGCCAAAGTACAAGTCACCAGCGGTAACTTGGTTTGAAACGATTGCATTATAACCGTTGATCTGGTTACCATCCGCAACAAACAAGCCTGAGCCAGTATCTTTTGCAGTTGTTTTCAACGCACCCAGCATAGACGCTGGCAGGATATAGGCCAAGTTGCCCATCAAAGCATTATCTTCTGCAACCGCAGTTTCCATCGCAACAACTTCAGCAAAAGTTGGGTTAGCTGCGGCGAAAGAAGTCGGAGCGTTAATGCCTGATGTGTTCTTGATACCTGTTGGCTGACCAGAAGAACCTGAACCTTGAAGCGCACCATTGTCGATTGCCAATGCGATGCCTGTTGAAAGGTCATTACGCACAAGGTTCTCGATGTCTAAGCTGGACTGCATCATCATCAAACGAGTGATGTCTGTAAATGCGCCAACAGTCTTGGGTGACATTGTTACCTGACCAAATGTTGGTTCACTTTCAGTGGACGCGCCACCTTCAGTTGCAATCCATGCACCAGATGATCCAGCCGTCTTTTTCGGGATTTTTACGTCGCCAGAAAGACCTGTCAACATTGTTGCACCAGCTTGCATCACGGATGATGCGTTGCGAAGCACGTCAATGAAATCACCGCCACGGTATGCTTCTGCAACCAATGCGCTGTCATTCGATGTGTTCAGATCACGTTGGTTCCAAGAGCGCAAAACGTCGTGTGGCAAATATAGACCTTGTGGGTCAATGCCTGCACGCTGTGCCGCTTCGCGTGATGCTTCAAACTCAAACTCTGCATCGCGCTGGGCGTTGCGGTCAGTTGGGTTTGCCATCGCACGAACTGCCTTCATCAAAGAGAAGTCACGAACTTCGCTTTTTGTAAGGCCGATCTCTTGCGTATCAAGTGGCTGATTTCCGATTGCTTCCAAAAGTTCACCACGGAACTCTGCAAGTGTGCGGCCTTCTGCAACCGCTTTATCTGCCATGTCGCGCTTG